CAAAGCTTTTAATGATTATAGAAAATCTATTGGTCAATCAACAATACCTTTAGATAACGCATTTATAAAAATGTGGCAAAGAACTAGATTAAGTGAAGGAGGAAGAGCAGATGTTAAAGATAAAATATTAAATGCATATACTAAATTAAAAAATAAATTAGGTAGAAACCCTTCTCTTGCGGAGATGAGTAGAGAAACAGGAAGCATTAGAAAAACTATTTATAATTATTTAGGAAATAAAAAATTATCACAAGGTAGATTATTAGAAGCAGGTAAAACAGGAACAGCTGTATCCGCTGAAATGTTTAAAGCTAAAGAAGTTGATAAACCAACACCTACTTCTTATGAAGGAAAACTCGGAGTTAAATGGCCGAATAAAGAAACAGAGAAAAGATATTTAGAACAAATTAAAGGAAGATATCAATATCCTGCACAAAGTTTTCAATTTAATCAAAAAGTTAAATCAGGTGAATTACTAACTGATAAAGGTCTAGCAAAAGAATTTGGAATAAGTAAAGACAGTGTAGAAAGAATAAATAGATATATAAAAAACACTGAAGGCTTATCTTATCCAAAAGCTGAAATATCTGAACAAGAAAAAGATAAACGTATAAGAAGAGCATATGCAGAAAAAAAATTTAGTGACCCTGCTTATGAACAAAAAATAAGAGGTACAAAAGAAACACAAAAATCTCATATGGGAGATTTATATAATGTAAAAGTTACTCCTCAAACTATTGGATATGCACCACAAGAAGTAAACTTAGCTTTAACAGGTAAAGTTGATCCAGCTTTAAAATCAATTATAGAAAAACAAAAAAAACTTTATAAAAATAAACCAGAAAATTATAAACAAAGAATAGAAGATTTAAATGTTAAAGGAATGGATTATGCAGCTCAAACAGAAGGCTATAAAGTATTTGAAGCAATGGATCCAAAGACAGGTAAAAGATTTGTTCCAATTACAAGTCCTGAAAAAACAATTGATCCATTAGGAATAGCTGGTGAAACACCTTTAAAAAATTTAACACAAGAACAAAAAGCTCAAATTGAATTAAATAGAAAAGCAGTTATGGAATCTCAAGCTAAAATACCTGCTTCTGAAAAAAGAAGACTTGTTCAAATGATTGGATCTATTGGATGTCCAACTTTTGCGTCTGGAGGAAGAATAAATTTTTCTGAAGGATCAGATTGTTTTAATAAAGGTTTAAAAGCATTAGAAGAAGGTAATTTAACAAAATCACAATTAAATGTAGCAGGAAGAGCTATTGCAGAATCTGGAGAAGAAGGAATGCTTCTTAAAAATTTTTTAAGTAAAGCAGGAAGTGGAGTTAAATTTACAGGAAAAGGTTTGACAGAATTAGTTTCTATTGGATCTGGACCAATTGGTGTTGGATTAGGCGCCGCAGTAGAAACAGCATTTGCTGCACCTTATCTTTTAGAAGGAGATTATAAACAAGCTTTAAGACAATCTATATTTGGTCAAGTGCCAGCATTTTTAGGTGTTGATGTTGGATCAAGAGATGAGGATATTATTAAGTTAGCAAAAGAAGCTGGAGTAGATCCAAATTCAGTTAAAAAATATGTAGAGCTTAAAAAAAATTATATTGAAAATGAAGAATATGGACAAAAACTTAATATGTTAGATCAGTTAAGACCAAGATATGCAAACAATCCAGGAGGTGCTGCAGATATTGATTTACAAATAAAAAAACTTGAAAATAAAATTAAACCATCTTCTGATTATTTAGAAAAAAACGTATATTCTCCTAAAGACTTAAGTAAATATGAAGAAGATTATTTAAAAGCAGCAAAATATTTTGTAGATAAAAACGCTGAAAGAGCACTTCTTACAAGATCAGAAGAACAAAAAAAATCTTCTTTAAGAGATATAGTTGAAGAATCTACTTCTGCTATAAGAGAACCAAAAGATGTTCAAACTATATTAGCAAGAGAAAAACTTCTTCCTAAAGAAGAAAAACAAATTGAATTACCAAACGTAGTTTCTCCTGATGATTATATTAATGAACTTCAACAATATAATTCTGGAGGAAGAGTTGGATTAAAAGATGGTGGTGGACCTAAGATATCTAGAAGAGGATTTTTAGGATTTTTAGCTGGAGCGGCTTCAGCACCATTTGTTGGCAAATTAATGAAAGGTGAAAAAGCAGCTTTAAAAGGAACAAAAGTTGCAGCAAAAGTTTTACCAAAAGTTGCAGACATGCCAGAATGGTTTCCGTCACTAGTGGCTAGAATCGAGAAGGAAGGAATTGATATATCTCCTAAAGCAACAAGAGTTGAAGATATAAGAACAATTAAAAAAATAGAAGTACCCGTTCAAGGTAAAAAAGAACCAGATATAGTTACAATGACTCAATATCCAGACGGTACAATTCAAATTGAAGCAAATGTTTATGGAGGTGCATTTGATGCTCCATTTGATTTACATTATAAACCTCCTAAATCAGATATAGATTTAGAAACAGGTAAAGCTATTAATTATCCTGGAGAATTTAGTGTGATGGAAACTAGACCACGTCCTGCATATGAACCTGGAGATTGGGAACTAGAATATGAAAATATGTCTGTTAAAGATGCAATAAGTGATATTGAAAGAGTCGAGAAAATTGCAACAAATAAAAGAATACATCCAAAAGTAGTTGAACAAAGAGCGGCTACTAGAAAATTTGTAGAGGAAAATCCATATGATGATATAATGAATAGATATCCCGATCCTGAAACTCCTGATTGGTGGGAATATGAAGAATAAAATTAAAAGATTAACTAGAACAATACCTCCATTACGTGGACCTAACCCGCAAGGCTTGAATATTAGTTATAATACTGTTAGAACAGTGAAATCGGAGAAAATAACAAATGGCAGAAATAGAAAAACCTATTCCAACAATAAGTAGACCTTTAACTCCTGAACAGGAGACAGATCTTGTTATTAGTGAAACAGAAGAGATAAAAACATCTCCAACTGAAGTTACTGAAAACGAAGATGGTAGTGTGGATATTAATTTTGATCCAACAAAAGATCTATCAGGTGAAACAGAATTTAATGCAAACCTTGCTGAAGTCATTGAAGAGACAGTTTTAAATAGATTAGGATCTGAACTTTATCAAGATGCACAATCTTACAAAGATTCAAGAGCAGATTGGGAAAAAGCTTATACTCAAGGATTAGATTTACTTGGATTTAAATACGAATCAAGAACAGAACCATTTCAAGGTGCATCAAGTGCAACTCATCCAGTACTTGCAGAAGCAGTTACACAATTTCAAGCTTTAGCTTACAAAGAATTATTACCACCAGAAGGACCGGTGCGAACTCAAGTTGTTGGTGCAACAACTCCTGAAATAGAAGATCAAGCAGAACGAGTTGCTGAATTTATGAACTATCAAATGATGGATGTCATGAAAGAATATGAAACAGAATTTGATCAGATGTTATTTTATTTACCATTATCAGGATCTACATTTAAAAAAGTTTATTATGATGAATTATTAGGAAGAGCTGTTTCTAAATTTATTCAAGCTCAAGATATTATTGTTCCATACACTGCAAACAGTTTAGAAGAAGCAGATTCAGTTATTCATGTTATTAAAATTTCAGAAAACGAATTAAGAAAACAACAAGTTGCAGGTTTTTACAGAGATATAGAATTAAAAGCTTCCGATGAATTGACTCAAGATGATGATGTTAGATCTAAAGAAAGACAATTAGAAGGTGTGACTATGAGCGGTCAGACTGAAGATGTTTTCACATTATTAGAATGTCATGTTAATTTAGATTTAGAAGGTTTTGAAGATAAAGATTCAAATGGTGAGCCCACAGGAATTAAATTACCATATATTGTAACTATTGAAGAAGGATCTAGAGAAGTTTTATCTATTAGACGTAATTTTTCTGAAACTGATCCTAAAAAACAAAAAATACAATATTTTGTACACTTTAAATTTTTACCGGGATTTGGTTTCTATGGTAATGGTTTAATTCAAATGATTGGCGGTTTATCAAGAACTGCAACTCAAGCATTAAGACAATTATTAGATGCAGGAACATTATCTAATTTACCTGCAGGATTTAAACAACGAGGAATTAGAATTAGAGACGATGCTCAATCTATTCAACCTGGTGAATGGAGAGACGTAGATGCACCTGGAGGAAATTTAAGAGATGCATTTATGACTTTACCATACAAGGAACCGTCACAAACTTTATTAGCATTAATGGGGGTCGTGGTTCAAGCAGGTCAGCGCTTTGCTTCGATAGCGGACATGCAAGTAGGGGATGGGAATCAGCAAGCAGCAGTGGGCACGACCGTGGCTTTGCTGGAAAGAGGGAGCAGAACAATGTCTGCTATTCACAAAAGAATTTATGCCTCAATGAAGGAAGAATTTAAGTTATTAGCAAATGTATTTAAATTATATTTACCACCAGAATATCCATATGATGTTGTTGGTGGAGCAAGAACAATTAAACAAGCCGACTTTGATGATAAAGTAGATATCATTCCAGTTGCTGATCCAAATATATTTTCACAAACACAAAGAATATCTATTGCACAAACTGAAATGCAACTTGCAATGTCTAATCCTGGAATTCATAACATGTATGAAGTTTACAGAAATATGTATTCAGCATTAGGTGTAAGAGATATTGATAGAATTTTAAATAAACCAGATCAACCCACACCAAAGGACCCTGCGTTAGAACATGTAGATGCTCTCGCAGGGAAACCATTCCAAGCTTTTCCAGGACAAGATCATAGAGCGCATATAACTTCCCATTTAAGTTTTATGTCAACTAATCTTGCAAAAAATGCTCCAGTAATTATGGCTGCATTAGAAAAAAATGTTTTTGAACACATATCTTTAATGGGTCAAGAACAAGTTGAACTTGAATTTAGAAATGAAATTGCTCAAGTAGCTCAATTAACTCAAAATCCACAAGCTCAACAGAATCCACAGACACAAGCAATGGTACAAAACATGCAACAGAAAATTGAATCTAGAAAAGCTCAAATTATTTCTGAAGCAATGGAGGAATTTATGTCTGAAGAAAATAAAATTACATCACTTATTGATAATGATCCAATTGCAATGTTAAGATCTAGAGAATTAGACCTTAGAGCACAAGAAAATGCATCTAAAGAACGTGATAATCAAGAAAGAATCAATCTTGATAAGATGAAAACTATGATGAATCAGTCAACAGACGTTCAAAAGCTTAAACAAAATGAAGATTTAGCTAAATTAAGAGCAAATACATCATTAGAAAAGACTATTTTGGCTGCTAAGCTTAAAAACAATCAAAAATAAGTTTTAAAAATACAAAAAAAGGAGTATAAAATGGCTATGAAAAAACAAAATGAAAAATTAGCAAACGCAACTAGGACTTTTACCAAAGATTCTAAAGCTAAAGTAGATGTTAATCATTCAAAGTATACTAACGCAGAAGGATATCTAGTTGGTGGTGTTGAAATTGAAACTACAAACCCTGCTGAAACTCAAACACAAGAAGTTCAAGGACAGGGAAGTATTCTTCCAGAGAAAAAAAGATCAGCGAAGTGGTATTAAGCCATGTTACCAGTATTAAATGCTGTAGCACCTTTAGCAAAAATTCTTTTTTCTACAATTGAAAAATCAGTTCCAGATAAAGATTTACAAGAAAAATTAAAAGCACAAATGCAAACGCAATTGATGCAATCTCATACACAAGAATTAACTGCAGCTGCTAAAATTATTGAAGCAGAAGCAAAAGCTGGTTGGTTTGCATCTAGTTGGAGACCATTATTAATGTATGTTTTAATATTTATTTTAATATGGAATTATGTATTAGGACCTGTTATCTTATTTTTCTTTAAAGCTTCAATAACTATAACTTTGCCAGGTGATGTTTGGACATTATTACAAATAGGTCTTGGTGGATATGTTGTAGGAAGAAGCGCAGAATCGGTGGCGCGCACTATGGCAAATAGACCGGCAAATAAAGAACAAGAAAACGGATAGGAGAATAAAATGGCTGGACTAGGAATACAAACAAGAGGAAATGGAATTGCTAGAGTAAATAAATCAAAAGGCGGTTATATTGACATGTCTGAAAAACATGAAGGTATGGAATCTAAAGCTGAAGAAGCTAAAGAATATGCAATGGAAGCAAAAGGATATAAAGAAACTAAATCTGGTAAAATGAAAAAAGCAGATATGATTACTGCTAAAATGTCAAAGAAGAAAAAAGGCAAAATGATGAAAGGGAAAAGATAATGGCTGGTCTTGGAATTCAAACTAGAGGAACAGGTATCGCTAAAGTTCAAAGACAAAAATTTGAAAAAGGTGGTAAAGCATTTCCTGATTTAACTGGTGATGGTAAAGTTACTAGAGCTGATGTTTTAAAAGGCAGAGGCGTATTTAAAAAAGGTGGCCAAGCTAAAGTTTCTAAAGTTATGAAGGAGTTTGGAAAAGGAAAATTACATTCTGGTAAAAAAGGACCAGTTGTAAAATCTAGAAAACAAGCAATAGCAATTGCTCTTTCAGAAGCTGGAATGTCAAAGAAGAAGAAAAAATAATGACTAAACTTTGCCCAAGAGGAAAAGCAGCAGCAAAAAGAAAATTTAAAGTGTACCCGAGCGCGTACGCGAACATGTATGCTAGTGCTGTTTGTTCCGGCAAAGTAACACCTGGTGGTAGAAAAGGAAAAGCCAACGGTGGAAGTATTTCACAACAGAGAAAAATGGTATCCAATTATAAACAAGGTGGTATTGCAAAAGGTTGTGGAGCTGTTATGGAAAATAGAAGAAAAATTACTAAAAAATATTAATATGGGTTTACGTCAGTGGGTTGCAGAGAAATGGGTAGATATTGGATCTAAAAGAAAAGATGGATCTTATGCTCCTTGTGGAAGATCAAAAGGAGAAAAAAGAAAAGGATATCCAAAATGTGTACCACTTGCAAAAGCTAGATCAATGTCAGAAGGTCAAAGAAGATCAGCAGTTCAAAGAAAAAGAGCAGCAGGTAATACTGGACCAAAACCTAAAAATGTTGCAACATTTGCAAAAAGAAAAAAAGCTGCAGATGGTGGATATATTGGACCCGCAATAAACTCTGTTTATGATGGTGTAACTTTAAATAATCCATCTTATTCAAAATATTACAAAGGAATGATTTAATGGGTGACATATCTTTAAGAGGACATGGTATTGAAAGACGTAAATTTGCAAAAGGTGGAACACCTGCTTGGCAAAGAAAAGAAGGAAAATCTGAATCAGGTGGATTAAATAGAAAAGGTATTGCATCTTATAGAGCTGCTAATCCTGGTTCTAAATTATCAATGGCAGTAACAACTAAACCCAGTAAGTTGAAAAAGGGTTCAAAAGCTGCTAATAGAAGAAAGTCTTTTTGTGCTAGAATGTCTGGCATGAAGAAAAGATTGACCTCTGCAAAGACTGCAAGAGATCCAAACTCAAGAATTAATAAATCTCTACGTAAGTGGAATTGTTAATATAACCAACAAAGGAGAAAGACTATGGACGCTGTAACATTTATAACTAAACTGCAAAAATTTATCAGAGATTCTTACCAAAACATTGGTGATGCTATGATATCTGGAACAGTTGACAGTATGGAGAAATACAAGTATATGCAAGGACAGGCTAATGCCTATCAAACAGTAATTCAGGAAATCTCTAACCTGCTAAATAAGAAGGAGCAAAATGATGAAAAAGGAAACGTTATCGACCTCGGAAAAGGAAGTACCAAAGATAAACCTAGGTCTTGAAGAAAAGTATAAAGAAGAAGCAAAAAATACTAGAGAACCATTAAATCCAGAAAATATTAAATCTGTAGTTGATGAGTTGCCAACACCATCTGGATGGCGATTATTAGTATTACCATTTACACCAAAAGAAAAAACATCTGGTGGAATTATCATATCACAAGAATCTTTAGACAGATTACGAATCGCAACTAATTGCGGTTACGTTTTAAAGATTGGACCACTTGCCTATCACGATAAAGAAAAATATCCGACAGGCCCATGGTGCAAAAAAGGCGATTGGGTTATTTTCGCGCGCTACGCGGGATCACGATTACCAATCGAAGGCGGTGAAGTTCGTATATTAAACGATGATGAAGTATTAGGAACTATTCCTGATCCTGAATCTGTACTTCACTATATATAAACATAGGAGGAAACTATGCCAGAAGATAAAAACAAAAAGACAGTTGATATAGATACTTCAGGACCAGAGGTTGATGTTGAGTTTGAAGACACAGCAAAACCAGAACCTGAGTTTGAAGTAAAAGAATCAAATGTTAAAGAAGTAGAAAAAGAAGAAAAGCCCCTTGCCGCTAGCTCCGAGAAGCTAGATACAAGCAGCGAGAAACAGGAGGCTAAGACAGAAGCGAAGAAAGACGAATTAGAAGATTATAGTGAAGGAGTGCAAAGAAGAATTGCAAAACTAACTAAAAAGATGAGAGAAGCAGAACGTCAGAGAGAAGAAGCTGTACGTTATGCACAAACAGTTAAAGCTGAAAAAGAACTACTTACAAAAAGATTTAGTTCTTTAGAAACATCATCTTTAAAAGACAGAGAGTCTAAAATTGTATCAGCATTAGAAGCAGCAAAAGCTAAATTAGGTTTAGCAAGAGAAGCTGGTGATATTGCGATAGAAATTGAAGCTCAAAAAGAAATTGCAAAACTAGGTTATGAAGAAGCAAGACTTCAAGAAATGAAAGAACTTGCATCTAGAGAGCCAGTTAAGCAAGTAAATACAATTTCAGAAGTAAACGTTCCAAAACAAAACACGCCTATTGGAAGTCCAAGAGCTGAAGCATGGGGAGAAAAAAACCAATGGTTTGGTAAAGATAAACCTATGACTTACACGGCTTTTGACATTCATAGACAGTTAATTGATGAGGAAGGTTATGATGCTGAAAGTGACGAATATTATGCGGAAATTGATAAAAGAATAAGACTTGAATTTCCCCATAAATTTGATAAGAATGCAACTACGGAAACGACCAAACCGACACAAGTAGTAGCTTCAGCGAAGCGAAGTGTAAAACCAGGTCGCAAAACTGTGAGACTCACGCCTTCTCAAGTTGCAATCGCTAAAAAATTAGGAGTGCCATTAGAAGAATATGCGAAACAATTAAATATCACGAAGGAGGTATAGGCATATGGAAAACGATAAAATGAAGACCCCACGTGCGAGCCAAACTAGGGCTACTGAAAAGAGACCTACAACTTGGACTCCACCATCAAGTTTGGATGCACCGCGCCCAAAAGACGGATTTAAACACCGTTGGATTCGACTTGAAATTTTAGGTCAGGATGACTCTAAAAACGTTTCGAATAAGTTAAGATCAGGATTTGAATTAGTGAGAGCTGATGAATATCCAGGTGAAACTTACTCAACGATCAACGAAGGAAAATACGCAGGTGTAATTGGACATGGTGGCCTTGCGCTGGCAAGGATACCGGTAGAACTCGCTAAAGCTCGTGACGAGTACTTTGCAAAAAGAACAAAGGAACGAGAAGACGCTATTAACAACGATGTCTACAAGGATCAGCACCCAAGTATGCCAATCAATAGTGAGAGGCAGACTCGTGTAACTTTTGGTGGTACGAACAAAAAATAAT